TACTGAATTTTCAAAAGAAAAGATGTCTAAGCAAGTTGCAAAACTGTTTAGCAAGGTTGATGAAGACAGCGCAATTATTATGTGCGTCGCAAATGGAAGTAATTTAGGTGAATTTGAGTATGGTAATCCGTTCGTTTTAGGGGGGGTAATCCAGCATCTAACCGACGAAATGCGTGAGCAGATTGAAAAAATGCCTAAGGATGAAGCCGCTCCATTGATGATGGACGCTCTAATGAAAGGATTAAAGGGGTTACAAGATGACTAAAAAGGAATACGAAAGAGAATACGGCAAGACAAAACTTGACCATGTGCTAAGTCATATGACTATTGCATTCGGTAAAATCCTAGAATTTATGGCAATTCTATTTTTACCATTTGCGATTGTGGAACAGCTATGCATCTACGGTGTAACGCATCCCGACCAGATTATCTCACTGCTGCTGGTCTTGATGATTTTGCTAACAGCATTGGCAGTGCGTGCCGTTAAAAAGCTAAGAAAGAAGTGATGACAATGCAGACTAAACTTTTGGGTAAGCGATTGATGCGCGCTAGAAAAAATAGGCAACTTACACAAGTGCAGCTGGCTGAAAGGATTGGCGCAAGTACAACGACTATCAGCCGGTATGAAAATGGTTTGTCTTTTCCCAGCAAGAGAAGACTTAGCGAGATTGCTCATTTTCTGGGCGTAAAAGTTGACTGGCTATTAACAGGATTTAAGGAGGACTAATGAAGTTATGGTACAAGTTCATCAATTCGGTGTGGCGTATCAACGAGCCGGTAAGTACAGCGAGAGCCAGCTTATCCTTATGGCTAACAGTAACGCTATTAGCGGCGTTAGCGGTTCTGATTTTGCGACTATGCCAGTAGAAGTTAAAAAGATTTTAGGTATTAAAAAAGCACTCATTGAGTAGCAGTCAATGAGTACCAGACAAAATAAATCAAACTAAAGGAAGTATAACACATGGATACATATAAGTTAAGAGACATTGGTGCAACTGTTAACACCTTTGGAGACGAATATCACACGTTCAGTGATGTTCTAAACGACATGATTAAGATTGACCCTAGATTGGATATTAGCGACGTACAGGACCTCGTAGACACACTAGGGGGGTATAAAGATTTCGAAGAAAGCGCAAAAGAGCTTTGCATGAAAAAACTCAATGGCGTGGACGAGGATGAAGAAGACCCCGAAGCCGAATGGGGCGACGGCATGTATGACCGTGCCGCAGGAAAGTAGGTGGCAGTTATGCATGATGCACAAGAGTGGCTAGACGGGATTATCGAAGATATCCCTAATATCCGCAAAGAGATGCTGGACGACTGTCGCACTATGAAGACCTATGGTAAGGCAAAACAGTACGCTAAACAGTTCAAAATTGACTTTGAGGGTAATTATAAGGCTACGGCAGAAGAACAAGCACAGAGCTTATTTAACGGCCTTATAGAGGACGTAGTAACAGAACTCAATCGAGAATCCGACAGAGGAGAGATTAAACATGACTGAGGCAGAGAAATTTGCAGAGATGACCAAGGATGAACTAATTAAGATTCTTGATCAGTTGCAAGATGAAAAGAAAGAACAAGCCAAAAAAGACAACGCTAGCGTTTATGAGCGCTTGTCAAAAGTAGATGTTTCTAAGTTTGTTGATAAAAAGAATGGTCTTAATTATCTAAGCTGGGCGAAAGCCTGGGGTCTGGTAAAGAGTATTTTCCCCGATGCTAGTTATAAGCTGCGGGAATACCCATATTACACACAAACAGCAGACGGTAATTATCAGCAGATTGGTACACACGATTACTTACGTACTGAGTACGGTGTTGAAGTTGAAGCCAGTGTAACTATTAAAGGTGAGACATATAGTTCAAAGCTTTATGTCATGGACTTTCACAATAGAGCACTTGACCCTAAAAAAGTTACTTACTTTGAAATTAATAAAACACAAATGCGGGCATTAACCAAAGCATTAGCATTCGCAGGGCTAGGTTTGAACATTTACGCTGGTGAAGATTTGCCAAGCAACGACGAAAAAACGCCACAGCGTAAGGAGAAAACTACCAAGCAGGAATTAATTCAAATAGCAAAAAAGCGAAAGACTCAATATGGAGGTGGCAAAGAACTCGTAACCGATATTGTAGGTCTTGAAAGTGATGGAGACAAGCAAGCCAAAGCGTTTATTGAAAATTGGAAACAGAAAGATGAAAAGAATAAAGCTCTGTACGACTTTATTAAGAAAAATGATCTTGTTACACACGGCATGAAGATAGGAGCGTAAATATGAGCGAAGAGCAAAAAGCATTTACTGGTGCAAAAGCATTCTTAATGATTCCACCATCAATCGCGGAAGATAAAGACCTTTTAAAAAAGCCTAAGTCAATTATCTTGATGGGACATATTATTTCAATGCTGAATGTCACAGGCTCGTTCTTTATGAGCAACAAGAAAATAGCTGAAAGAATTGATGTTAATTCACGCTCTGTTAATAGGTATCTTGAACTTCTTGAAGAGAAAAAATTAATTAGTAGAGAGAATATTAAAAGCAGTGAAAACGGTGCAATCATAGGTCGAAAAATACGTGCTGGCGACGACCTCATGACATATATGTCAAGAGGGTGGCAAAATGAGTGTCAAGGGGGTACTGGCACAGATGTCGTAGCCCCCATGACACCACGGTCAACTAAATATAACAGTAATAATAGAACATTTAATAGAACAGTAGAAGATATATATAGTTCTGCTGACGCAGAACGGCATATTCCTTACAAAGAAATTATTGATTATCTCAATAAGAAAACTAATCAGCATCTACGCTATCAAACCAAAGCTTATCAGAAATTAATTAGACAACGGTTTGAGGAAGGTGCAACGCTAGAAGACTTCAAAAAAGCCATTGATAATCAGGCATATGCATGGCAAGGAACGAGGTTCTGGAAATATATGCGACCATCTACACTATTTCAAGCATCTAAGTTTGATTCTTATGTGNGGCTATTGATAACCAAGCATATGCGTGGCAGGGAACAAAGTTCTGGAAGTACATGCGCCCGTCTACACTGTTTCGAGCATCTAAGTTTGATTCTTATGTGAATGCTAATGACTTAAATCAAGCGAAACAGCCGTCTAATGGCGGCTACGGTGGCGAGCCAAATATAAGTGACATTCCAGACGATGATTTACCGTTTTAAAGGTGGTGATAATGATGCAAGGACTAGAAGGAATTGCAATTAAAACCGAAAAAGCAGACCAAGTATGTCCAATTCATAAAACTCAAATGGTGCTAGACCGCAAAGGCAAGCCATTTTGTATTGAATGTATGAAAGAACAAACTGAAAAAGAAAAGAATAACCAAGTTAAACGCTTTATGCATGACAAGGTCACTAAGATTTTACGTACTAGAAGCTTGGTAGATAGACCAGAGGACTTAGAAAAGTCTTTGGAAAATTACACGGCTAAAAAAGGATCACAAGAGGCTTCAATGGGTAATGCTGCTTATAAAATTGCCCATGAACTAATTGATAACCCTGATAAAGCCATGACAACGTTGATGTATGGCACGCCAGGCGAGGGAAAGAGCCATTTAGCAATGTCAATCCTTAATATCGTAAATGCTAAGAGCAATCCACCACAAACTTGCCTATTTATAGACGTTAGTAAGATGTTTGACATGATTTATGAATCTATGGAAGATCCAACGAGCTGGTGGACTAAAAAGAATGCTATTAACTTTTTGGGTAGTGTAAATGTTCTAGTGATTGATGATCTGGGCAGTGAATCATCTATGCGACAGAATGAGGCAACAGAAGCAACTGAATTTAAACAGGACGTATTAAAACAGATTCTTGATAAGCAAAAGAGGCTAATCGTCACAACTAATTTAACGCTTAAAGAGTTGCAACAGGCGTATAACCCTAAAATCGTTAGTCGCTTGTTATCGGATTCACGCGGTAGACGTTTAGATTTTACAGGAATTTCAGATAAAAGATTGGAGCTATAACACATGATTAAAATTGTTGAAAAGTCAGAAAAAAACGACTTATTGGAATTAAATGTTAATGACACAATTTGCTGTTGGAATGATGATGCGTCCGTTGATAAGAACTATTTAATGGTCACGAAATTAAATGACTATGAAGACTTAGAAAAGCCTTATACACTCATTGCACTTAATGCCACTCATGAGCAATGTAGGGCAACTAATGAAAACGACGTGCTAGATAAATATTTTTATTCAAATCTTGACGATTTAGCCCGAGATATAGCGAACAACTGCGATCATATAAAAAAGGTGGATCTAGTGGCAACAGCAAAGGAGCATAACGATGACGAAGATTAAGGTAGTACAGCCACCATGTGAGTACTGTGACTTTAAAAACATGAATCGAGCCGCATATGCATTTAGAGAAAAGAATGGCAGGTTTGGTGGCTTCTTGTCGCTAAATAATGATGGATCCTTTGACATCAATCGAGGGATGTATAAGACAGAAAAGAAACCGAATTTTTGCCCGAATTGCGGTAGAGATTTAAGGAAAGACGCTACACAAGATAAAGATAAGTAATTGAGAGGATAGACAAAATGAGTAAATTTAACGAAGCCAGAGCCAAAAACATTGAAGATTTAAAAAAGGTCGTTAAGGGAGAATAACGATGAATGACTTACTAGCTATGTGCCGTATGCTAAGGTTATCGGCTTGATGCCCCCGGGTATTAATTTCACAAATCGACAAGAATTGTTTGATTTGCTGACAGAGATGAAGGTGAAGATTTATGAACTGTAAAAGATTAACCGGACATGGACAAGATGAAATGATGTTCCATTGTGATAGTTGCGGAGTAAATATATCGATAGACACTTACGATGTTTTAACGGCAGAAGACAACTTGCATTGTCCTCTTTGTGGCGCAAGCGCCGGTCATTTATCCGTCTATATGTTTGATGAAAAGAAACTAAAGAAAATTGATGGCGACTTTAATGTGAAAATTGAAGGGGATAGGATTTGCATTTATCTTTGTGCAGTTCGCTTATATGAATTATATGGCGAGGATAACATGGCTATTTATAGCGTTTATTTAAAAGTGGAGAAAATGGCTAAGACTGTGGAGGCAATTTTGGACTTTTCACGGAAATTGGATCATTTAAAGGAGCTATACAAAAATGAAACTATTTAATGACTTGAAAAAGCTGTATTGCAGTCCGGACGAACTAGAAGTAGGCGACTTCCTCTATTGCTGGATAACTAACACCCATTATCGTGTTTTGAGTGTTAACGGATCAAGCTACGTGACTATTGAGTGCGTTGAGACCGGATGGACAACACCAGTAGTGCCCACAATTGATAACGCATTAGAAGATATTTTGGCTCACAATGCAGACTTTGACCTAAAGCATTTGACAAAAGTTAAACCTAACGAAGTTTACATGATTTTTAGCAGAAAGTGAGGGATTACATGGCAGTAGTAAACGAAGTAATGACAATAATTAATGTGATTATGTCATTTGCATTAGTGATTTTAATTTTTATCTCCATACGTCAGAATATAAGATTCTCACGTGCAACCAATGCAAGCCTTGACATTCTGTTTAAAAGGCAACAGCTCCTGTCGGAAGACTTGGATCAGCTTCAAAAAGCATTAATTCAAGTCCAGAAAGGTGAAGTAGCTAACGCTAAATCTATCAATGCCATAGCAAGGCAAATGACTGAGTTGCATGACCTTGTTATTGAAGATCAGACAAGACAAGACCAGGACATCAAGGCGCTGGCAACGCTTATAAGCGGCTTGAAAACGTCCAGCTATCGAAGCAGAAATGATAAGCATTTTAACAATGCTTTAAAGAGGATTGCAAAGCTGGTGAAAGAATGACGGTTAATTGCATCAAGTTTGTAATACCTGGTGAGCCACAAAGCAAGGAACGCCCGCGGACAGTTCGTAGAGCTGGCGGTGTTAGAACTTATACACCAGCAAAAACGCACCGATATGAGGATATTGTGAGATATTTTGCAGTTTACGCCAGAAAAGAACACAAGATAAGTGAGCCAATCAACTCACAGTGTGGCGTGTCCATAAAAGCCTATTTCGGTATCCCTAAGAGCTTTTCTAAAAAGCGTAGGGAATTATGCTTAAAAGGCAAAGAACGCCCCACAAAGAAGCCAGATAGCGACAACATCGCAAAAATAATCTTTGATGGGATGAACCCAAAGATGAAATTAAACAAAGCGCTACACAAAAAAATGGTGCTGCAAGATGGATTTTATGAAGACGATAAATTAATTGTTACGCATAGCGTGGAGAAATGGTATTCAATGCATCCCCATGTTGAGGTAACAGTTACATGGGAAGATTAATGACGGAGTGATATACGAATGGCAGATAGAGCAGAGCAAATGACGCTAGATGATAATTTAGAGGTTGATTCAAAGGCAACCGCAAATAACGTGAGGAATTTTCTTACGTTTAAATTTGAGCATTTTCAAAATTATGCAGGTTTAAATGTTTCTGATCTGTCTGTTGTTGATGATTCACACCTATCTAGCCCCAAAATGGACGCGTCAGGCGTTTCATCGCATGGTGGGATAAATCATACTGAGTCAAGTTTTAACCGCATCATGGAAGCAGAACAAGCATGTAAAGCAATTTACAAAACTATAAAAAATTGTAGAAATGGCGGCAGAACTCCATATCAAAAAATCTTGTCTGAGGCTTACTTGCACAACATGGAGGACTACAAGATTCAGCAGGAACTAGGCTATGAAGACAGTCAATATTACATCAAAAAGCGTCAAGCTTTGTGTGAGTTTGCTGACAGATTCGAAAAATGGAAAGACTGGTATAGCATCCCCTACCTTAAAGACCTTCACATTTACCGAAAAAACAAAAACGGAGTTTAAACGGACTTTTGTCGGAGTACAAGCGGAGTGAAATGGCTATATTATAGTATTGTCGAAAATTTAGGAAGCAGGGTTTTCGATGAAGTGTAGGTACAATGACAATTTGTTTTTCTGTTACGAGTCTTAATAAACCATATATTTATTAAAAAACTCCAATTAACCAGTAACGGCGGCTGGCGC